AAACGTAGTCACCCCGGTTGTACCCACCTTTGGCGGTACGTTTGGTATTGGCATCTTTCGCTGCGAGCAAGCTTTTCAGAGTGACAACGCCAAACGTTCCAGACTGGCTGTTGACCTCAAAGGCCGGTAGCAGCTCCGTTCCAATGTACCCACGACGGTGCATTTCCAAGTCGAGCTGCTCGAAAGTCGCCAGATCCGGACGCAGTTTTACTAATTTGGATGATGGATGACCCATTGTGTTCTTCCTCGGAAATCCGAACTGCCTGTTATGGAGAAACTTACCGCAAAGTGGGCGGAGGTTTACGTGGTTTAGTCGCGAGCGACTTCGATCTGGTCGTTGTCAGCGGTTGCCACCGTGCAAGCGGTGCCGATCTTCACCGAGCCCGACGCGGCAACTTTTCCGTTCGCGGCGGCAAAGACATCGCCGTACAAGGCAATTGCCTCGGAGGCGACCATCGTGCGGGTTCCAGGTGCGGAACGCGTGGCGACGGTAACTTCATCACCGTCCTCGAACGAAGGCGTTTCGAGCGTGCCGAACTCTGCGGTGCTGGCATCAGCAGCAACCATCTTGCCGCTGCTGGGCGTGACTCGTAGGAACTGTGCCAACGTTGCCCCAGCAATCGCGTGCTTCATTCCCGATGGATTGTGTTGTGACATCGATTCTATTCCTACAGAACAACTTAGTTAGCTCGAAAGGTGCGAAGGGTCAGGCGGCTCGGGGGCCGAGCTGACTACTTACGGCGAGTGTTGAACTCTTCTGACATCGCATCGCGAAGTTGCGGATGGTTCTTGTTGACCCACGCCATCGCTTCGGCCCGGGATACGCCTGTTTCCTGCCGACCACGAACCTTCGCCCAGTATTCGTCACTCGCGGTGGTTAACTCCGAGTCAGAGTCAGGCGACTCGACCAAGGGGCGTACACCAGGGGCAGAGGACGACGGCTTGGTGAACTTGTCCAGCTTTGCTTGGAGCTGGTCGCGTTCTTCGATCGCAGAGGCGAGCTGGGCCTTCGTTTCGGTGATCTGCTCACCAAGGGCAGCGTTCTCGGTCGCTAGTTCTTGGCACCACTGAGAGACGCACTGCTCGATGGACAGCTCTTTGCGGACGGCTGAAAGCAAGAAATCACTGCTTGCACCGGGGCAAGCTTTTTCAATTTCACCGATGCTTGCCGGACTGAAGTCCGAGGTAATTTCAGAAGCCATTTTCGCCCCTCGTTTGGTAGTTCGCGATTTACGTAAGTGTTGATCTGCTCGGTCGTAGGCGTCCTGAAACGCTTCGTCGAACGTTTGTATTTTGTCAATCAGCTTTTTGCTGAGTGAGGTTTCTGCATCGAACACACGACCGTCCGCCAGTTCTGCGACGTGTTGTTGGCTGAGCTTACGCCCTTTCTCAACACCGGATAGGAATTGGCGGTTCGTGTTGTTGACGAGATCTTGGAGGTAGGACAGATGACTTTCTGTCAAGCTGGTGCCCGGGGCACCCATACCTTTGAATTCACCGGTGCTGAGCGTTACAACTTTGATGCCTTGCTGGGCAGCAGCCGTCGATGAGTCGATGGCAGTCATGTAGGTGCCGATTGACCCCGCACGCCCGGGCAGGTTCATTGAGATTTGGTCTGCGTTCACGCCTGCCCAATACGCGGCACTGGCGATGATGTCTGTTGCGTGTGCAATGACCGGCTTAATGCCTGCGGCCCGACGTACTTCTTCCGCTAGTTCGTAGGTTCCGGCACTGGTACCGCCGGGGGACTCGATTGATAGCAGGATGCAACCAATCTCCGGGTCGCGGCTAGCGGTCCGGATGTCTCGGCGGGCTAAGATGGTCGATCCCGCAGAACTGAAGGATGACGCGTGCTTTTGTAATGGGCCACTTAGTCGGACGACGGCAACGGAGTCTTGAGTGGTTTGTTGGGTTTTCCGTGCGGCGGCTTTTGCTTGGAAGTCTTTAAGGTGTGACGCTAGGTCGATATTCTTGAATTGCTCGGCCAATCGTTGACCATATTGCGGTTCGATGCACCACAAACAATCCAGCCAGTTTTCCAGGTAGGGGATCACTAGCTCTTGGTTGCAAGTAATCTGATCGAGGGAAACCTCAAGATCAGTAACCAGAGTGTTAGGTGGTGTGGCATCCATGCCTGCAATTTACGGCAAAGTTACCGCAAGGTGCAAGCCACGTTTTAGGATTCTCAGAAAAATACTATTCGGGCAGCCTACGGGGGCCGAACATTTGAGGGACCGGCTCATCTCGTGAGAGGATGAAATTTCGGTTGGGGCCCGCACCCGACCAGTCGATTACATCATCATCGGGGTGCCAAAGAGCTTCGCCTCTGGCCGCACGACGAGCCAGCACCTCTATCTTCTCCGGAGAACCGGGTACTGCACCGGTAGGGACCGGTTGGCTAGCTGGCACGAAATCCTCATCATGGCATTTCGATGCAAGCTCTTGGAAAATGTTGTGGTCGTTCATTTGCTACGGTTCCTACCAGAAGATTACCAGGAAATGTTAGTGAGGGTTGGACGTCCAGCCCCAGATCACTTGGCATTCTGCCCATGTGATTCGTGGCTTGCCGAGTTTCTCTGACACAGCATCATGCCATTGCCATGCCTTGTACGCGAAAGCCTCTGCTGAACTGTAGTCTTGGCCAAGTTTGTGCAAAATGGGCTGAAAGTTCTTCCAGCAGCATTGCTGCGGGACGCCGCTCAGCCACTCCAGCGTGAATCGCTTGGCGGCTTGTTCGTCCCAATCATCGCGGTGCTCGGGTGCATAAGCATGTAGTTTTAGCCAGTGGTTGTACGGTTCCGTCGTGGGCTTGGGAAGACGTTGCACTCCGGCTAGTTCCTCGTCTGCCTCATAAACGTTCCCGCACGAGCAAAAGATTCGAGATCCGGGCAGGCTGCCCACTCTGGCTTTGCAGATTGGACACTTGTACGTTAACTGACTGTCCATGTTGCCCTCGGGTTAGGTGGGCTGCGGTACGTCTTTGGATCTTTGTCGTAATTACCCCAGGCCGGGCGACAGTCACCGACTTCGAAGTCTTCGCGGGGCGGAATCCACCAGAGGCTGCCGCCACCGGGTGGCAGTAAGGCAGGTATCTCGTCCTCAGAACTATAGTTGTTAAGGCACGGACGCAGGATCATGTTCTTCGCATCGAAGAATTCGTCCGTGTGATCCGGACCAAGTTCCAGGAATGGGGCGGGCCACGACCACGATGAGAAATCTGAGTTGTAGAACGTCCCACGAACATCTTCTAGGCACTGCACAACAACCCGATACGTCAAACTTGGGTCAGGTCCGAGCGACGGCGTTCCATCTGCCTCTGTCTCGATCCCACCGCCTGCGGCTGGAACAAGGTTTCCGAAGTACCCCCAGGCTCTAAACTTCGCTGTTGCTGCAACCACACCGGGGTCAGCCACATTGGTGAAGTGCCTGAAGTGGTAAGTGTCAAAGTCACCAAGCAAAACGATCTTCGGTGTTGGTCTCGATATTATGCAGTTCGGATATGCGGTATCTCCGATCTTATATTCCAACGTCGAGTTTGTGTGATTGAATATGTCTAGGTTGTTGTACTGGTACTCGTCGTAGTAATCTGGATCACGAAGGTCACAATTGTACACACCAAACAGAGGAGTCCCCGGTGTCAAAGTGTAAGGCGGAAAGTCACCAGGAACTTCAAACGCTTCGTTGGTCCAGCCCGACAACGTCACTGTGCTACGAATAGCTGCCAAATCGATTGGGCAAGAGTTATCGCAGCAAGAAGGAACGTTCATGGCTGTCCGGGTAAACTTGTTGTTCTCATCTGGCAGTCCGATGCATGGTGGTGCGTGTCCATCATTCTGATACCAAAGCCTGAGTTCGTACGACCCACCCGCCGTCATATAGAACCGCAGGTAGCTGTCGTCATCCCTTGCTGCTACATAGTCGTTGTAGTCGCCATCTAGGACGATCTGCTCTGGATCATCGCTTGTTCTGACTACCTGCCAAAGCACTTTTTCGTAGTCGAATTCAGCATCGCACGGGTTCGGCACGATGTCAATTTTCCCCTGACAGTCAGGCTCTCCGTTTTCTGGCCCATAAATGTCGCCAATCAGGTTGCAGACGCAGGGTGTATCGCAACAGCACCAAAATATTTTGTTGGGCTCGGCGTAAGTTGCGGATTCGAGGTCATCGGTGACTCCTGTGCCAACTGCAATACCATCGAGCGTTACGCTAGCCGGTGGATTGGTGTAACCGCCTGTTATGTCACTGGCACGTGTCCGGACTGTCACTCCGTTAAGCGACACATTGCTAACATTGCCCGCAGAAGGGCTGGGTACCCCCGTCCTAACGGTGATACCGTTTGGAGCGAGGTTCGTTACACCCTCGCTGCCAATATCTTCAACGGCGGTACCGAGCGTGATACCGTTGAGTGAAACACTGTTCTTCGCGGTTACTTGAATTGCAGAGGTGCTTGTGTCAACAGAGATGCCATTCAGATTGACACTTGTTGCACCCGAGGAACCGATATTCTCAACACGTGTGCCGAGCGTGATACCGTTGAGTGAAACACTGTTGACCGAACCGGCGGTCGGCTCATCGAGCCGCGTGCCCACGGTGACACCGTCTAGCGTCGTGTCCGCCTTTGCACCAGCGTTTGGGCTATCAACCGCAGTGGGTACCTTGATGCCCAGTAATGAAACGGCTGTTGGGGTGGTTCCACTTGGTTTGACATAGAAGCCTACACCCGACCACTTCGCCGCGTTGTTTATGGTGAAATCGGGTCGCGATGGCTCCGATGACGTGACATTGGAGACGGCTGCTGCTAGGTTGCAGTTGTTTTGCTCTTCGGCTTCCCGATTGTTTGGGTAATCAATTGGCCAAACTGAAAGTGTCCTAGCGAACTCCCAACAAGCGATAGAACAAAACGTAACTCCCGATGGTATGGAGCCCGTAAATGACTGATGCTTGAGATCAAACGAGGAGTTGCCGTTGCCATCCGGTGCGAAAGCTTCAACATCGGTGTTTTGGCCGAAATTGAAGCCGATGGCTGACGCTACGAGATTGGACCCTGTAGTGGTGCTAACAGACGTACCACCGGCACCACCCACGCCTGCTTTCCGCGTGTAGACGTAGAGTGCGATATCATCCGTACCCGCCACATGTTCTTCAGTCCAGTCAGCGGGGGTGTCGTGTTCGTCATCGCCCGTACCGATGGCAACAATCAGGACTAACTGATCGCCTTCCACCGCCGAGGGCATTGAGAACGAATGCGACGACGACGCTACTGATGTTTGGCTTGAGGCACTTGTGACCACGGAGAATCACTTTCGGTTTACAGGCTGACTGCGTCTTCGATAACGATGTCAGCGGCATCGGTAGTAAACGTCCCAGGTGCGGCAAGTGCTTGCGAAGATCCTAGGGACCCTGACGCCAACATTTTTGTCCCATCAATGATTGCCCAGTGCGTAGCCGTACCAGTCGTTGTCACCGTTCCATCCGAGATGGCGGCTATGGTACGCTTCCGACCTGCGGGGCTGCTTGAGTCGCTGACTGAACCGATTACTGGGCTCGCTTTGTTACCCAAAGTCGTGGAGGTAACTGCCGCCCTGTTGGCAGGATTTGACGAACAAAGATGGAACTCTAACGAGCCTGTAATCCCGTTCAAAGCCAAGTCCTTCAAATCATCGTGCAACGTGGTCATCTTCTTAATCCTCTGGATTTATGGTGATAGGGATTACTCGTGTGATTGTGCATAGTTCACCTTCAAGCACCGGTGGGGGTCCGATCTTGGGTGCAGTCGTTGTAAAGACCGGATAAAACGTTCCTTCTTCGGTTGGTGAGCCCGAGATCGATCCGTCACCCGCTACCGAGAGTCCCGGAGGTAGATCTTGTGCCAAAACAGCGTCTGCCGTCGTTCCAACCGGGACTACGCTTTCCGAATAAGGTTCATCAACGGTTCCATCTGGTAGGTCTGTCACATCGAAAGAGCCGTTGGAAAATTGATACCGCGGACAAACAGCGAATAGCGGGTAAAGATTGCCTCCGTGCTCCCAGACGTACAGAGAGTACCCTGCGGGGACTGAAGCGAAAGCGTTGAACTCATCTACAAAGGTTGCGTACTCTAAGCTCGGGACAACATCGGTTGTGTTGGGGTCATAGACCCTCACATGTATCTCAGAACCGCCGCCGTCTTCCAAGAACTCTGCCTTGTACCCGAAGAACTCGCTCGGTGAGTAGGTGGCACGCTTAGCAAGTTGCTGGCGTTCCACCCAGCGAACGGCTCGGCTTATGCGGTCGATGGACTTGTCATCGAAATCAGCCACGAGGCACCCGCCCTTCTAACTTTCGTGACTTCACTTCTCGGTCTCGGTCCGTGCGGATCTTCGCTGCTGCGTTGCGGTACCGAACAATCTCTTTCCCCTGAAGTTTACCGTACTCCATGAGAGAGATTTTGCCAGAAAGGAACTGCTGTTCTAGTTCCGACAGTCGCCCACGGTGTTCGTCCGCACACGCAACGATAAGGTTTTTGTATTCTGACGTGCTCTGCATGATGATAGAACGATACCCGAAAGTTACCGCGAAAGAGTTACAAGAACGGGAACAGGGCGTTGAAGCTAAGTGTTGGGTAGATAGTGAAGTTCTGGATCGCTGGTGCGTCGGTCAAGTTGTCGAGGGCTTCGCCGTCGTCGTCGAGCGGCCAAGGTTCCGTGATTGGTTTACCGCCCCGCATGATTCGGCGGTGCCGCTTGCCGGGTAACGTAAACCCTGTTTTCTCGTGAAGCCCGTACGAGGGTGTCGTGTACAAAAACCCTTCCGGGTTCACTAGGAAGTTATACCTAGCTTCGTAGTAGATGCCGATGACCTTGTGGAACTTCCGGTTCGCTGCCATGGATTCTACTTTCACCGTGCCAGCTGGGTAGCCTTTCCATACGTCGGAGTTGACCGCATTGCGGACCTGCTGGGCCAAAGCGAAAGGGAAGTTGAGTTGGTTTAGTGAGTAGCTAAGTGTCGGGCGATTGTCCTCTACCTCCGCACCATTTTGATAAGGCACTCCCGCTGTGTTCGCAAGGATATTGCCCGCCGCATCAAGGTATGTGATGCGGGAAACACCATTCCAGGAGACTTCCTCTGCGATCGCGTTGTTGGTCGGGTTGGCAAGATCCCGCGTGTTGTCCACCGCAGCAAAATCGACGTCTACGTACCAATCAAGTGGGTGAGCCTGAGAGGCTTGGGTCTCGCGTATTCCTGTCGCTACTGCTCTCGGGTCGCTGTCGTTACCGATGACGTACGGGTCACCATAATGCCACGGAACCGCGTTTCGTGCCGTGAAAGGGCCGTCGTCGCGGTCATCGGTATGAACCAGATATTGGGCTTTGTACGTCACGGAACTGACGTCTTCACCACCTTCTAGCTCCAGGAGTTTGACTGATGTTGCTACCATGGTGCTTACCGGATGGATACGACCTCATTGGGCTGACCTGTGTTCTTTACGATTTCATCAAGACGTTGCGTCTGGTCCCGCCAAGCCCGCTCTTGCCGACGCTGAAACGGCGTTACAGGTGGTGCGTTTGTTTTCGCTTTGATGCGTGCTTGGTCGGCGGCTTTCTGGTCACGCTGTGCAATTTGCCGCCCCCTCTGCTGGGCAGCCATCTCGACTGCTCGCTCCCGCAGTCGTTGCATGAACTCACGACGTGAATCTTCGTCAAACAGTGCGTTGGCTTGCTTGGGCTTGAGCCGCTTCGTCTCTTCCTCGACACGACGGATCGCAGCAGTTTGAGCCTTAGCCGCAACCTCTTGGGATATCAGTCCCATGCGTTGCAAGCGTGATATCTTGGCTTGTGACTCGCGGAACGCCTTGACCGGATCTTTGAACTGATCGTTCAGTCGACTTGCTTCGTTTGTCATCTCGGTGAGCGAGTCCCGCACGCCGCGAAGGGATTGGATCTCGTCAATTTGTGCCTTCGTAAGTCCCTGCCTAGCGAGCTGGAGCCTTTCCGTGGCGTCTGCACCATATCGCAACGTGTTGATCTCTTCCATCAACGTGTTGCGAGTGTCGCGGTAAGCCTTCTGCTGCTGGAGTAGTCGCAGTTCTTCAATCAGGGCTTTGTTCCCGCCTTGACGTGCGAACTTGAGCCGCTCGGCGGCTTCCGCCCCTATTCGGGCAGCCAACGACTCTTCCCGCAACGCCTGGATTCGAGTCTTGAGGGCTTTCGATACCTCCAATGCTTTCTTGCTTCGCTCCAGTGCCGCTATCTGAAGACGATTGGCAACCGTTACACCAGAGACAGCCATGCGGTACTGATCCGCAGCATGTTTGCCCTGTTGCAGTTCGCGGATCTCATCGCGAAGCTTGGTCGCTCTTTCGCGTGAAGCTGCGTTGACTTTTGCAATCTCTTCACTTGATAGACCTGCTGCTACGGCTGCAACACCCATCCGCATGTTCTCAACAATGCGTCGGCTGTGTTCTTGGATACGAGCCGCAGATTCAATCGCAGCTAGCTGATTGCTCTCTTGCATCGCTTTACGGTGTGCCTCGGCTCGCGATGTTCGTTGCTCCTGTGCAAGTCTTTGTTGGTTTTGCTCCGTGATCGCTTTTTGTTTCTTATTGGTGGAGTCTAGGAGTTCATCTAGTTCCCCCTCCCATCGCCTGCGGACGTTCTGAAGCGTGCCATCTGAGAAGTTGCCCTCAAAGATATCCAGGAAGATGTTGGCGACAGATTGGCCACCCGAGAAGGCCGCTTTGATCAACTGGGGGATAGCTTTGAATATGTCAACGATCGTGTCGACTAGTGCGACGCCCATCTTGTAGATGAAGTCCAAGACGTTGCCAGTCAGACTCGGAAGCGACTGAACAATTGCGTCCACCCCACGAATAAATGCAACCTTGACCCCGGCCCAAGCAATCTGCATGGCGGTCCCCCACTCACCAATGTTGATGGCAGTAGTGATACCCCGGAAGGTACGCGAGACCAAATCAACGAAGGACAACACAGAACTCTTGACTGCCTCGAAGATTGGGGCCAGAACGCCCGCTCTGTTTGCAAGGTAAGCGACCCCTCCGGCGACGGCTGCGATTGCGACGCCCCATGCAATCACTGGTCCTACCGCACTGACAAACGGGGCCATTAGTGTGCGGGCTAAGCCACCCAGTTTGCCGGTGGCTTGCGTGAAAATTCTTGTTATCCCGCCGAACACACTTGAAAACGAGTTCCGGATAACTCCAGCAGACTTCTTAACGGGTGAGAGGAAGTTCGGGGCCAGCCCGGCAGCAATATCAGCAGAGACCATCGCAAAGTCGTCTCCCAGACCCGTCATTGCTCGGTTGATTGGTCTTCGAGCAGAGTGCACCGCTTCTTCGGCTTGTCCTAGGTAGCGGGCAGCATCCTTCTTGAGCACGCCTGACGTCCCGGTGAGCCCTAGGGCTTCTGCTGCGATGTCATCGATTGAGCCTGCCCCTCGCAATGCGGTGGCTGGGGCAAGCTTGAGTTCCCCTGCCGCATCGGCAGCTTCCTCCGCAGCGGAAAGGATGCCCCGGACGTACCGTTTGGAATCCGGCTCAGGTAGTAGACGGTCTAGTGGGACTAACCGCAAGTCTTCCGGTTGCAAACGGAGTTCTCCCGCCGCATCGGCAGCTTCCTCCGCCGAAGCGAGAAGCCCCCGGACGTACGCACTCGCTTGTGGTCGAGGTGGTGCAATCTGACGCGACGCCGTCTCAATCAACTCGTCTACGCTGGCAGCTGCTTTCCGGGTCGACTTGAACAAGTCTTTCGGCAACGCGGGCGGTATAACCATCCCCGCTAACAACAGGTCACCTAGTGACGGATTGCTAAGCTGACGGGCTCGTTGAGCGTTCGCTTCGGCAGATGCGATCAACGCGTCCACAGAGTCGAACGTCGGCAGCTCAGGCACCTTCAAATCAGGAAATGCCTCTTGCAGAGCCTTTACCTGCTGCTGCATCTTTTTCCTGGTTTCTGCCTCACCTGAGCTTATCAGTTCGTCAAACGTTAGCTGCGGCTGAGACTCCTTAAACGCCTCAGCCAGATTAAATTCCTGTTCGGCATGTTTGCGGGTCACTTTCGCGGATTTGGTTATGTTCTTCTTCATCCGGGACGTGGACTGCTCGGTTGCCTTCGTCGCCGCCTGCTCGGTTGCCTTAGTTGCCGCCCTTGGACGTGCTCGGGGAGCTGACCTTGCTCGACCGACTGGCAGTTTCAGGTTCGGGATCGCCAAACTGGCCAAGGTGGCTTTCAAGTTTGCCACGTTACCGATGGTCGCAACAATCGCGGTATCAACCGCTCGCATCTGAGCCACGAAGCTCGCAGAGAACCGCGAAACTGCACCTAGGCTAGCCGTGTAGCAACGATCCACCTCGGTACAGAACGCTGTCACCGACTTCATGCTGCGGGACGTCGTACGATGTACTGCTGCTTCGTGTTTTGCAAAAGTGCGGATCGACCGGTTGAGTCCCGCACCAAGACGCATGAGGTGTTTGTTGATCCTGGTTATGAATGAACCGACGGATCTAGTTGTTTTTCCTAGGTCTACCGTCACTTGAGCGAGGGCTTTTCGACCTGCTTTGCTTGCAGCTACGAATGAACGACCTAGGCCAGACATGCTGAGTTGAGCTTCTTTGCTACTGACTGCAACCGCCGCAGACATGTCTTCGGCTTCTGCGGCTACCGTCTTGATAGCAACCGTCGCGGGGCCCGACCCGGCACCCACGTCCATCAACTTCAACAACAGCTTTGCACCACGAAGCACAACGTCGTTAAACGCTTCGAGCGACTTCCCGGCAACTAGCACTGCTGCCCCAACAGCAGTAATCGACACCCCTGCCGCCAAGCCCGCAGTCCCCAGCGTGAACACGGTGAACGCGACATCTTGGTTGGCCGACGCCCATTCACCAAACTGATTCGTCAGGTGGATCGCTTGACGGAGGATATCATTGATAACAGGGAGCAAGGCTTGGCCCAACGGCTCGACGGCGATTTTGACCGAGTCGCCCAGCGTTGTTATCAGCCCTTTCGTCGTTTGCGACATCTTCAAGAGCAAGCTGTTGAACCGGCCCCCTTCACTGGTGGCCGAAATGAACGCCCCTCGAACGTCCTCGAACGATACTTGACCGTTTGCCATCTGATCGAGCAGCTGACCCATGTCAGCAGTGGTTGTTCGTGCAATTTCCTGGAGCGGGTTAAAGCCTGATTCAGTAAACTGCCGGACTTCCGTCGCCATCAAGCGACCCTTCGCAGCAACCTGCCCGAAGGCGAGTGCCAAACGTTCCAGTCGAACTTGGTCACCCCCAGCCACTTCGGCTAACACACGGATGTCGTGGGTAGCATTGCGAACACCAATACCGAATGCTAAGAGCGTACGCGTCTCTTTCGCCAGCCCACGAAACGTAAGCGGTGTCTTAGCGGCAAGCGTGCGAAGTTCAGAGATAACCCCAGCAGCGACCTTCACCGAGCCCGTCAACGCAGCGAACTCTGCCGTTGTCTGTTCGATGTCTGCTGCAATTTTGATGGGGGCTGCAAGGCTCGCAATTGCGGAACCAAACGCACTGGAGATCGCAAGTCCTAGTTTCGCGACGGACCTGCCGTACTCGGTTAGTTCCCGAGAAACGACCTTGAGTTTGCTGCGAAGCTGAGCGATACCTTGGTCCAGGTTTTCACGCAGCTGCACCAAGACGTACGCACGTCCCGCTTCAATCTCGCTCTTACTCGCCATCTACGCCGTCCTCATGTTTGGACGGTTTCGACACAGCTTTGCTAGACACATCGACTTTTCCGCCGAGACCCGCAGACAGGATGTCACGCCACGTGACGTCTGATTCTGGGTACTCTTCACGCAGCTGTGCTTGGGCTTCGTGTGCGAGCTTAACGAGCAGGGTTCGGTCGCCAATCATCTCGTCTGCAACTTCATCAAACTCTTGCCCGCGATTTCCATGCAGACGCCGGAATGAGTTCAGGAAGCGTGATTGTTGAACATCATCGGCTTTGGCATCCTTCTCTGGTTCGATGTACGCAAAGCTTGGGCGTTGCCACTCATGCTTCAACCAGTTCGGATTGTTCCCAATCATCTTCCGCAAAGCAGATGACTTGCTTGCCAGCGTGCGTACCCGCCATCGCCATACCGGACGGTGCAGCTGGTTGATTAGGTCTCGTTGAATCTCTCGATACCGAATACGTGCTTGATCAATGGCTCCACGCCACGAAGAAAAGTTGCTCTTTTGCGGGTCGAGCAGAAGGACTTGCAACGGCAGGTCAAGATTCACCGCAATGAACGTTAGCAGCAGCATCGAATGTGGGAAGAATTCCGGGTTTGGGATGTTGGGTGCGAATCCAGTGATCTTCTGACCAAACGCCGCCGTAACATCGAGTCCCGCCTGAATTCCAGGGATCTGCTTCACACTTGCAGGCACCGGTTCGAACGGTGCTCCGTTCGTTGTCTGGATGTTTCCGGCAGCGAGGGCCGGACCATCTCCACCAGGGGTGTCGCCAGCGGTTTGCTCACGTAGCAAGACGAGAAGCGATGCTAGTTTCGCTTTCACCAGTGTGGCAAATTGCAAATCATCGTGCATACCCACGATATCAGCGACTGGTGCAAACGCCGTCACGCCGCGACGCTGTGAGAACCGGTCGGGGAAGTACACTTGGAGGACAACTCGGTGCCCTAAGCTGTCACGGATGTCATACTTCTGGATGTCGGAAACTCGGCGGATCGACGCGTAGCCGGATAGCTCTTCTTTCGAGATCCAGACTTGTTGCCTACGTTTGTTCTCATCCAGTAGAACACCATTTACGACGTCACGTGTTGTTCTCCGTGGCGAACGCGGGCGATGGGCTTCTACGGGCTGGATAGTGCCGTCATCCCGAAGGAGGTGCCAGATGTCACCACACCGGACGGTTGATCGTAGTGTTAACCTTTCGATCTGATGGAATGAGAACTCACCCTCGCTGTGGCACATGTCCGGGTCCGTGCTCCACTCCAGCCAGTCATCCTTGAGGATACGGTTGATCTCATCGTCGCCAGTTTTTGGATCGGGTGTGAGGCCCCCTTGGATCACATTACTAACCAGCCGACGCAGTCCCTGTCCAACCACCGGATCGTTTCGCTCGAAGTGTCGAGCCCTCTCGATCATGTGCAGGTACTGATGCTCCACTGCATAGTGGTAATCAGCACCACTGCCAGATGCAGCTACGTTACGTAGACGCGGAGTATACGCACTTGACTTACTGGCCCGAAAATCGGATCGCAATTCGTCGAAAGTGTCTGTTAAGTCGAAGGTATCCGTCGCCACCCTACTCTCCACGAATGTTGCTCATGTCGTAGGCACGCAAGGTTCCGGAAGATGTCCCACTTCCCGCGTTCGCGTTCACGTAGGCTCTCGCACGTCGAATGTTGTCACGTACGTGAACGTAGTCGAAAACGATTTGGTGCCCGTCTATGTCGCCCCGAGTCGGTCGCCGGATTGCAATTTCCTCTGCCGCAGCCAGAAACGCTTTTGCTTTGGTTAGATCCTGTTCGGCTTCCCAAGCAATGTTTGCGATATAGGTCTCAACGACGGTTCTCAGTGGCGTCAGCGGCATGTTTTGGGTTCCGGGGTTGCACAGTGCTCCGCCTGATTATACGCACTCTACCAGCAATTTACCGCAAAAAGGAGTGGTGTAAATGCCAGATCAATAGCGGTCATCCTCGCGAGTCCCGTGGAAGAAGGAAAAATCATCGTCTTGCGGCTGCTCGATTTTGGGTGCCTGGACTGCGGGCGTAGCAATGTTGACCTGCTCGGGGACTAGGTTTCGGGTCACCGGTAGTTGGGCCCCGGCTACTGATGCAGCCACTGCACACATGACCAAACTATCCCACCAGTGATTATCCCGCCCGCTCTTGAGCGTCCACTCGTCAACCGTTCTGCCGTTTGCGGACACCTGACTGACTTGCTCTGCTATGAGGTGCGACACGTAGTGATCGTGCTGGGCACCGCCTTCGCCATAGAGTTCCCATCGCCCCGTTGGTGCCGACTGAAGTAGGCGAGCGGCTGTTGCAGATTTCCAAAAGTTGGCATCAAACAGCACTTGGTAGATATCCCCGTCCCTGCCGTCCGTTGGGATGACCCAGCGAGGGTCATCCCGGTCTGGACCCACACGGATGACTTTCTTCGGTTTCAGATCCCACTCACGCATCGGACGCGTAGTCGCCTTGATACCGACACCCTTGGTGCATATCACTGTTTTCGCGGTAGGCATCATTCGACGGATTGCATTCTTAACCTCCGTAGGTTTGTACCCCACGTCCACTGCCCCGCCCGACATGGTTATTGAGTCTCCGTTCGCCGTCTTCCATCCCTGGTTGTACAGTTTGTCTAATAGGTCCTCGACACCCAGCTCAATCGCTCGCTCCGTGTCCTCCCCCTTGCTCTGCCCGTAGTGCTTGGACAGCGGGTACTTCGCAGACCGCAACGTGAACCCGCTGGCTTTTTGTTCAGGCCAGGTCCCATAGTCGACTATGCGTCCCGTGAAGTCTTGTGTTATTGCCGACACGGTGTAATAGAGCAACTCGTTGTGCACATCCATGCCGAAAACTAGAAATGCTGTGTCGTTTGGTACCGTGCGATGGTCGAAGCCAGACACCCGGTCAGCGACTGTCTTGTCCAGTTCGAGTCCGGCGATGCCGGTTGGGCGTAGTGGTTCGTTTTGGCACTCAGCATAGAACGTGTCTGGTCCCTTATCTATCAGGATGTTCATTGCGTGCTGGAGTGCAGATATCTCTGTCAGCTCCAACCCTATGTTCTCCCAAGCAACAGAGCTGCCTGCGTGCATCAAGTCGTAGTTCTCTCTCAGATACTCCGTCGACGCCTCCTTTGCTTTGATCCGTCCCCGTGGATCGTTCCGGTCGTAGTTACGCCGGAGGTTCGCGTACTCTTTCAGCCAGTGCGAATCGAGAGCCTTTGGCATCTTCTTGACCATCTTTACTCTGACCGCTTGTACCTCTGGTGAGATGTCAGGGTCACTTAGCTGGTCTGCCAAATCGCCGTCTGCGATGATCGTTGCGTTGATGATTAGCGACAGCTCTTTACCGTGTCCGCCCATCATCGAGATGGAATTCTTTAGGTACCGCATACGTGACTGGTTCTGCGAATCGGACTTCGCCGAATCGTCCGTCGACGGGTCATCACAGATTGCTACGTCCGGACGTACGTTCTCCCCGTCTTCGTTCTTGAACCTCGCACCTCGGGGCGGAGCAAGAAGACCGTAACCCTCCATGATGCCGCCCGAGCCCTCGAAGCCTGGAATCATCGGCAGGCGGAGTGTGTCCTTCTTCGTGATCAGATTCGTGAGCTTGCCTTTGTACGTCTGAGACATCGACCGGCTGCCCCGACCCTCCAACGCACGAAATGGTATGCAGGCTTCCGGGAAATCCTCCAGCAACAGGTCGTTCGTTACTAGCTCCGCCAAAACACTGGATATGCCCTTCTCTGCCAAACTTGCTGTCCCAGCAAAGAACAGTACGTACCGTCGCTTCCCGTATAAAAGAGCCCAGAGAGCTGCGTTTTCCGAAAGCGTGGACTTGATAAATCCACGGGGCATCACGTTGCAAACCCAGCCTTCTTCCTCTATCGCAACCTGGATTCGATCTACCACAGATAACTGATCCGGCCCCAGCGGAGATCTCCCCGTGCTATTCGGAAAGTACCGCGTAAGGAACTCAAGCAGACTTTGCCCACAGGCTAAGCGTCTCCCTACGTCCCGGCAAAACGGGAGATCTGGGAGGGCATTTACGCTGTCGCTTGCCTCCCTGCGTTTCGCTGCGTTTGCCTCCCGGCGAGATTGCTGGCGTTGCTCCAGCATCTTTTCACGTTCTTCGCCGGTCTTTCGTGGACGACCCACAGGGCGTTTGGGCGGAGCCGCTATTTGCGGTGGTGGTGGCGGTAGTAATAGGGAGGACATGAGCATTCCGTCGCAGGGTTGTGGCGGGGGATTCGCCAGAAGTTAGTAAGTTACTTGCAATTTACCCAAAACCTACAGGTTGGACAAATAGTTACAGCCCCCTATCCCACCACCTAGCGACTGTTCCCGCAGGCTCTTCCCCTTCCTCCTCT